ATCCGAGGTCCAAGCCTCGGCAGACTCTCCCATAAACTCTTTCCAGTGGCTCCAGCAGAGCCGGGACGGCACATAAAAATAATACATGTCCAAAAAAAGATCATCCATTGGAGGTGTAATCAATGTCTGCAAACGAGTAACAAAAGAGGTCTCAATATCAAACGTATCACCGGGTAAAACCTCATCCAGATAAAACGGGACAAGATCGCCAACATTAAAAGACGTTTTAACAGAGCTGCTCCGGTCAAACCGTGACCGGGGGCGCTCAATATCTGACTTATACTGACTAAAAAAGCTATTTGCATCAATCAGTTTTTTACTAAATGCCATATCAATCCTTTCCGCCGGACAACATCACAAGTCCAGCAACATTAAGCCCAATATCAAACAATACAAGCAACACCATAATCAATAACAACACAACCATCACTATTCCTCCTTCGGCTGCTCCTTCGGCTGCTCCTTCGGCTGCTCTTTTGGCTGCTCTTTTGGAGGCTCGGAAGACTGCAAAGTCTTAAGAGCATCCTCAAGATCACCATTAACAAATGACTGCACAAACAAATCAGGGTTATAATCAAACAACTTTTGCACCTCTGCCGGAAACTCGCTAAACTGATCTCTAAACTGCCGTACAGACTGCATAGCATCCACAATACCTTTTGGCATCAAAGACAAATCAACGCAGTTACTCTCATCATAACCAGTCGGTATCAAACCAGCAGATAACTTATTGATGATAACAGCCATATCACACCCAGGGGCAAAACTGTTAATATAAGCACTAATGTCAACATCACGCACAGGCTTAAGGCACTTACGTCCATCCTTACCAACAGATAAAGCATACTCAGTACGCATAGTATCACCACAACACGTAGATACGGGTGCAGGATCATTAAAAACATCATACATTGTCAACCATTTTTGGCTCATAGTCAGCACCTCTCATCATACTTTTAAGGTCAATCCCATCTTTCTGCGCCTGTAAAATAACATCATCCATCCAGATCATACCAAGCTCATCCAGCATACCGACGAGCCGAAAACTAAACTCCCTAGGCTCACCACAGGTGATCTGCTTCAGCAACGTTTTAAACGCACGCTCTGCCCATACAGGGTCAGGGCAGATATAATACTGCATCACATGACCTGATACATCATCATAAAAAGCATAAATCAAATTGTGTAAATCTTTCACAGCCTAATACCTCCTCTAAATAACATTGGTCTAACATTCAATTTTTTGGTACGATCGGCAGTTTTCCTAAAAACTTTCCGATCACGTTTCTGTCTCATACGTTTTGCCATGTAACTACCTCCTAAAATTTAATAATACATACAAATTGTATACCGGGGGGGGTATTGTCAAGTGTGTTTATACAAACATAACAAAAAACGCCCTTGTGATACATACGTACCACAAAGACGCATTTATATATCCGGTCTCACCAACATTTTAGACTGGTGCTCTTTTGCTCGCTCATCAACAAGCAACTGCTCAAAATAATCAAGTTCGGAAGCAAAATCCTTAACCTGTTGCATCATTTTAGCCGTAGCAACACGGTTTTCGGAAAGCTTTGCATACTCCTCCGGAAAGTCAATCTCAAAAAATGGGTCAAAGTAACGAGGGATGGGAGCAACCAGACCGCCCTCTAACTGCACGTATCCATCCTCTAGGAGCTTTTTAGCGTGTAAGTCATAGTATTCCTTGCCTATGCCCGGTTTACGGCTCATACGGGTAAATTCGGGGCTTATAGCCATATCCTCATATACGTGTGTATTATCGCCAGTCTGTTTTTTAAGAATATAACGTGCCACATAAGCGCAGGATTGCCATGTAACACCGGCTACCAAGTTGTAGCCATAAGGCCACAACTTTTGTAAAGACAAACTTGTATAATATTTATCACCATTTTTGGAGTATTTTAAAAATTGCAAATCATACTCCTTGGGAATCCAGTCAAACAAAATCAAATGATAATGGGGACGGTGGGACTGCTCTCCGTACTCACCAGCCAGAAAAAACCGGATTTTGATATCAATGCCTCTATAGTCCTGATCACGGCGGAGCCGTTTAATAAACCTCTGGATATCGTCCGGGACAAGGGACGGTATACCTTTTGTACCTCGTGGGAGGTGCTCATCATCATACGTAAGTGTTACAAAAAATGCAGACGTGTGGGTCTGTAACTCCAGCATAAGACGAGTAGCCCAACGCCGGGAATAATCTAAACGGCAACCAATACATTGCCCGCAGGGGATCAAAAAAGTATCTAACTGTCTCCAAGTACCAACATCCATCTGATGATCGCTACACTCAAAGACCGACGGATTAGACCTTGACTGATATACAAACGTATTACCAGTCTCAGCTGCTTTAAAAACTTTAACTTGACGTTTACCGCTATCTGACTTAGTATGTAAAAAAGCACCTCTGAGTGGATGATAACAAGCCATGTAACTACCTCTCAGATTTTTATTTTAGGTGTTTTTGTGTCACTCAGCCCAGTTACATCAAGTAGGTAACTGGGCTGAGTGCTAACTACTCACTACTTTGCCAGCAATTTACGCTCATAATAATGCTTTGCATCCAGACACCGACAAAGATCCAAAAGCATATTATTAATATAAACAGGCATACAACTACGAGAGTCCCAATTACGCACAGTCGCAAGCGGTATCTCAAATTTATCCGCAAACTGCACCTGCGTAAGTCCTAACCTCTGACGAATATCATGTGACGTCATATATAATACATCTCCTTTACTATGTTATAAACATAGTATAGCAAATCTGCAGAACTATGTCAATACATTATCCAAAAATTCTACCCAAAAGTCCAGCGGCACTATTAACCATTGAGCCAATAAAGTTTGCATTTTGTCCACGCTTATCTGTTTTGGCTTTAACATCTGTACTATACTTATTACCCTTATAAGACTTATTACTAGAGTACTTAGTCGACTGATAAGACATATTAGACGCATATTGACTAGCCGCATAATTACGATCGGCACTATACCGGGACGCATTGGCGGATGTCTGCGCCGCAAAGCGGTGAGCGTCAGCCTGCAACTGAGCCGCTTGCAAAGCAGTCTGCTGAGAGATACGAGCAGCCTCCAAAGTAGCATCCCTCTGCATCTGAGCAATCGCCTGAGCATTTGCATTATTTTGCTGATTAACAATGATCGATGTAAGAGCCGGGACAACAGATTCATCCACTTTACCAGAGGCACCGGAAGCAGTCGCACCGGAACCAGTCTGAGCACCAGAGCCACCAGCGGCAAGCACCGGGTTAAGTCCGGCTTTTTGTAAATCCAAAACCTCACGCTGATGAGCAGTGGAGGACTGCTCCGCTTGCCATTGACGATTTTTTTCCGCTTCCGCAGCATTAAATTTCATTTCTTCGCGGGCAAATTCCTGAGATTGTGCCGTATTTTTTGCACTAATGTCTGATATTTTATTAAATAATTGATCTTCTGTCATAATTTTTTCTCCTCTAGCACTCCGATCGAGACCGTAAACCAGTAAATTGTTGCACAATTTACAAGTTGACTGTCTCTCTCGTTGAGTGCTTAATGGTAAACAAGGACAGACGCACCCGTCTGTCCCTGCCGTGACATATTATTAATTAAGCAACCAAAAAACTCATTTATTAAGTTTATATTACAATTTTATTACAATTTACGCAATCCCGGAATACTATGGACAGGCATAACACGGGTCGTAAGGTTTTTAATATAAAAATCACCAAAGATCTGATCGGCAACTTTTGACGTAACCGCAAGAGTACGGTCAACATTAGTCTTATCCTCCTGTATCCAAGATGCAGACAACGTAGGTTTTTGCTGATAATAGTCAGCAAAATGCCAGGACTGCAAAGACTTGTCAATACCAGAGCGCATCTCACCAGTTACAATACTCGGTTTATAACGATAATCCGCCCAAGCCTCTTGGTAGCCAAACACATCGTCAAGACTGCCAAAACCATCATTGTCATAATAAATCTCACGAGTATATACGGGTTGCTCTCCAATATTTGCCAAAATCGGGAAATAATAGTCCAAACGATCTCTACGAGACCACATACGATTAAGACCCTGCTGATAGGTATGATTATACCGGGCACACATAAGACCGATCACAAAGCCATGCTCCGTAAATGATTTGACAAAACTATTGTCTGTATTATTTGTCAAAGACATAGCCGCTGTCGTACCAAGAGGGGTCTGACCAGACTCCGACTGCTGGACAATCTGATGCACATTGATACGAGTACGATTAGCAGACAACAGCTCCGGACGCTGTAAACGTCCATCCGGAGAGATGACACCAAAATGACCTCGTAAAAGCTCAATATAACGACTACCTGAACGGGCATCAGTCTCAAGCATCTGTTGAGTGGCAAAAGCAAGACGCAAACTATTAACGGTCAAAGCATCAGCCGATGACGTATCACCTACAAGATTATTGGGATAAAATAAACCATAATTATCCTCTGTAATCTCACCAGTCTGACTACGATCATAACCAAAACCGGAAACATTATTAGGTCTTGATGGCAACTTAGGCGCAAGACCAACCATAACAGGAGAGACCGTCTTATTAGGCTCAAGAGATCCACCATTAATATTATACATCATCATAGCTGGCTTTTTGCCAGATACAACAGGAGCATCTCTAGTAACAATCGGGATATCACCAAACAAAGAGGATATCGTCACATCATCACCTTTCTGCGGCTCGGGCAGTACAGACGTAAAATAATCATGTAATTTATTGACTTTTAAAAGCTTACCACCTTTTGCGGAGTTATTAGCATCAAATCTAACATCACCATCATCAGTATCAACCAAAATAGCGTCCTGCAAATTCTCATCCCGAAACCACTCATTCCAGATCAGGTTATAAGCATTAATCGGCAGCCGAGAGATGGATAATACTCCACTTGGGTTAACCGGTACTCCAAAATAATCTAAAAGTGATTTTTGGAGCGGCTTTTTGTCAGATGCCTCATAGATCAACTGTGGGACCTGATAAGTAACATCCGAGGTCCAAGCCTCGGCAGACTCTCCCATAAACTCTTTCCAGTGGCTCCAGCAGAGCCGGGACGGCACATAAAAATAATACATGTCCAAAAAAAG